GCGTGTTTGGTTCGACTGCTGGTGAGACGTATATTGGCTATACGGAGATCTGATCATGACTCTCGTCAACGCTCGGGCTGCATTTGAAAAGGCGGTGACCGACGCTGTTTCGGATGCAGACAGCGATGTGCGCATGGTTTATGACAACGTTGCTTTTACCAGGCCAGGCAAAAGCGAAAAGTACATTTTGATGTCGGTCAACTTTGGCCAATCAACGCTCCAAAATCAAGGCGCAGCGCAGGATTATTACGCTGGGACGATCCAGTGCAACGTGTATGTGCCAAAGAATGCTGGTACGTCAGTGCTTTCAGCGATCAGCGAGGCGGTGATTGACGGGTTGACCTCAGTGAACGCCAGTGGCTACACGGATACCTATAGCTCTAACCCGAGAGTGCTGGACATTGTTGGTCCTACACCGCTCAATGTTGAAGACCGGTCTCACTTTGTAGGAGTGATTTCCTGTCAATTTACTGCCACCGCATAGTATAGTACCGACAAAACAAGCATCCCAATGCGAGCTGCAGAGCTTTTAAGGAACAAGTTTGGCGTCAGCCAGCTCTACAAGCATGAGGTCAAAGTCGAAGGGGAGGTGGTGCTTGAGGTGTTTTGGCACCCGTTGACGATTGCTGAGCGTGAGTCGATCCAAAAGCGCACTGACTCTGATGACGCAGGCGACTTTGCGTTGAACTTGATGATTCAAAAGGCGCTGGATAAAGAAGGCAAGCGGCTTTTTGCTGACGGCGATCGTGCTGCTTTGCGTCGTGACGTTGATGCCAGCGTGCTGCAGGAAATCCAGCTGGCCATGCTGACTTCTGGTACGGAGCAGAAGGTGGAGGAAGCGAAGGCAGACCTCAAAAGCTAAAAAGGACTGGTTTTTCATCTTTTTCCTTGCGAAGGAGCTGGGCATGACTGTCGCTCAGCTATCTCGTGATTTAACGCAGGAAGAACTGGTCGGCTGGGCTGCTTACTACGCCATTAAGGGTGAGGAAGAGGAAAAGGCCATGGATCGTTCCAGGATGGGACGCGGGGCCAAAACTATGGTGTCGCGATAGACTTGACTGAGCAGTAGCAGTACGTTCAGCCATGGCCGAATATGGCATCAATATTGGCGTAAACGTACAGTCTCAGGGCGTCACTCGCCTATCAAACCAGCTCAAAGAGCTGATCGCGCAGGAAAAGAAGCTTAAAGACCTGTCAAAACAGGCCGGTGGAGAAACAGATAAGCTCAACAAACAGCTAGAAAAAAACGCAAAAAAACAGCGTGACAACAAGGCGGCGGCTTTGGCCTCCGCACAGGCTTTTGCTCAAAACACGGCTCAAATCAGAAAGAGTTCTGCTGCTTTAGCTGAGCAATCCAAACAACTTGACGCATATCGTCGCCAGGTCAGGTTTGGATCTGGTGCGTGGGCTGATTTCACCCGTGCCATAACCAAAACTGACTTTACGCAGTCAATTATTCAACTGCGTCGTTTTAACAAAGAAGCGGAAACAACTGCTGCAGCACTAAGGGACATGGCCGCCGGAGGCGGCAGATCTGGGACGCAGTTTGCCAAGGGTCAGTCTCTCAAGGATTTGCTGGCGTTTGAGCCTGCAAACACAACAAATGCCATGCAGGCATATGCTCAAGTCCTTGAGCAAACGATTAACAAGGTAGACCGAGGCTCTGACTCTTACAAGGAACTTGCTCTGCGAATTCGCCAAGTTACGCAAGAGCTGAATAGAGCGATTGTCCCAACAACTCAGTATCAAGCTCCTATTGGTCCTGAGCCTCCTCCAGGCTCTGCATTTGGCCGCTCCCCCGTAAGAGGTGCTCGAAATCTTGCTGGCTCGCCCGCTGCACGAGCGCTTCAAAATCGCAGGGTTCGAGATGCCTTAGGTGGCGGCTTGATTGGTGGTGGTTTTCCGCTGCTATTCGGTCAAAGCGGAACTGCGGCAGCTCTTGGAGGCATCGGCGGTCTAGCCGGCGGCGCGATTGGCGGTCAGCTTGGATTTGCACTGTCGATTGTTGGCACGGCGATTGGAGAAGCGATCGACAAAAATATTCAATTTAAAAAGTCTCTTGGCGACCTAAACACCGCATTTAATAAAGCAGGTTCTGATTCAAAATTTCTGGCATCAGATATTGACGACTTAGCTAAATCGCTCAGGCTGACTCAAGAGGAGGCTCTTCAGCTTGCGCAATCTTTTGCATTTTTAGGCGACACCAGGCTCGGTGAAAACGCTGCAAAGCTATTTGGAACGCCCCAGCTCTTGCGGGCTGTTGCTCAAATTGAAGACGCTGCTTCGCTTGGAGACGCCCTTAGGGCGCTTTCGGCTGAGATTGGCGAGCAGGAAGCAATCACGCTTGGCACAGAAATTAGGGGTTTAACTGTTAGAGAGCAGCGCTTAAGAATTGAAGAAAAATTAAATCAAGTACGTGGCAAAACGGTCAAGCTGACGAACGAAGAAATTCGTGCGCTCAACGGAGGAAGAAGGATATTTAGGGGTGCCGGAACGGCAAAACGCCCAGAAAGGTTTGAGACCGCGATTCCGTCTACAGAGCTAGGCGTTGTTGAAGGTTCGGCTGCATTTGAGCAGTTCCTTCGGAGCTTTGAAGACCAAGGGACTGGCGGAAAAGCTGATCCAACGATTGGCTTGATGAAGCGGCTGGAGACCGTTCGTGGTCAAATTGCTGCTGAGCAGGAGCTGCTTCAGCTGCAGGGCAAACAGTCGCAAGTTGCCCGGATGATCCTTCGCCACGAGATGGCGATCACCAAGGCCAAGGCTGCTGGAGCAGCAGAGCGTAAAAAGCTGACGGACGCAGGCGACCGCGAAATCAGCCAAGGGATTGAGCTGGGCAAGATCACGGCTGCCAATCTGCAGTTTGAGCGTGAAGCACGTGAGCTTGCAGAACAGGCCCTCAAGGCAACAGAGGACTTGGCTCGTCCGCTCCAAGATCAGCTCGATCAGATCAAGGATAAGGCTGCATTTGAGCGTGAGTACGGAGAGTTAATCCGTTCTGGTGTTGTGCCAGCAGTCGCTCAGCAAACCGTCGAGATCAATAAGCAGGTCAAAGAAATTGAACGCCTGACCGAAAAACAGCTAACCGAGGTCGACCTTCGGATCGAAACGCTTCGCCTGCTGGTGGATGCTGTTGCTGGGACGGAAGCTGAAGTTGCGATGCAAGAGCGCTTGAACAAAGCGCTTGAGCGTCGTAATGAGATTGAGCGCAAGGGCCGTGAAGCTCAAGATGCTGCACGTGAAGCTCAAAAGACCGACAAGGACCGCCTACAGGATGCGATTGACCTGATTCAGGGTCAGATCAATGACTTGATGGATCCTGTCCAGCAGGTGATCAGTCTCGCCAACACGATGGGCAATGCGTTTGCTGAATCGTTTAAGGGGATTATCAACGGCAGCATGACTGCCCGCGAAGCGTTGGCAAACCTGTTCCAGCGCACAGCTGATCATTTCCTGGACATGGCAGCACGAATGATTGCTGCTCAGATCCAGATGCAGATCCTGAAGATCGGCTTGAGCTTCTTTGGTGGAGGCGGCGGGGCAGGCAGCTCTCCTGCTCCTGACATTCAAAGTGGTGCTGATTTTGGTTTGGGTAACCAGATCATGGTTGGCGGCATGAGAACTGCCGCTAGCGGCAAGGGCGCAATTATGAACCAGCCGTATCTGGTTGGTGAGCGTGGTCCTGAGCTGTTTGTTCCAAGGGGGAACGGCACGATTGTCCCCAACCATCAAACAGGGATGGGCGGCAACATCGTGGTTAATGTGGACGCATCCGGCAGCAGTGTCGAGGGCAATGCCAACGAGCAGAAACAGCTTGGCGAAGCGATTGGCATTGCCATCCGTCAAGAGCTGATCAAACAGAAGCGTCCTGGAGGCTTGCTCGCCTAATGGCTACTTTCCCTTCGATTACACCTGCATACGGCGCTTCAAAAACCAGCCGTCCCAGGACCAGGACGATTCAGTTTGGTGACGGCTATCAGAGCAGGCTGCTTTACGGCCTGCCCGAACACATGAATCCAAAGGAGTGGGACCTCACTTGGAACGTATCGGAGGCTGACGCCGACACGATTGAAGATTTCTTGGATGCCAGGGCTGAGGATTCAGCCAGTTTTGACTGGAGTCCCTTGGATGAGACGGACACCTACAAGTGGATTTGTCCTCAGTGGCAAAAGTCGATTCCTTACACGGGTAGGGCAACAATTACGGCACGGTTTGTCCAAGTATTTGAGCCCTGATGGCAATACCTGTTTCCGAGCTTCAGAAGATCAACCCGAGCAGCATTATTGAGCTGTTCGAGCTTGAGCTGTCTGCAACGCTGCACGGCACATCAACGACTTATCGGTTTCACCCTGGGATTAACGATGTCGGCTCGGGGCATCAAAACATCATCTGGAACGGCAACCAGTACACCAAGTTACCGATTGAGGTTGAGGGGTTTGAGTACAACGCTGAAAGCGGAAGCCTGCCTCGCCCCAGGATTACTGTTGCCAACTTGTTGGGCAGCATTACTGCCATTCTGCTGGACGTAAACACGACCACAGCGGGCAATGATCTTACTGGAGCAAAGTTCACGCGGATCCGCACTTTGGCGCGGTACTTGGACAACGATAATTTTGACGGTGACAACCCTTTTGGGACGCCTGATACCACGGCTGAGTTTCCGAAGGAGATTTACTACGTTGCCCGAAAGGTCAGTGAGGGCCGTGATGTTGTGCAGTTCGAGCTGGCAGCGTCGTTTGACTTAGCAGGCGTTCGCGCTCCAAAGCGGCACTGCAGTCAAAACCTATGCCCTTGGATCTACAAAGGCTCTGAATGCACCTATAGCGGCACCGACTACTACAACGAGAATGACGAGTCAGTTGATGACGCAGCTGATGACGTATGTGGCAAAAAGCTGAGTAGCTGCGAGGCTCGATTTGGGGAGAACAACGCACTACCCTTCGGAGGATTCCCCGGCATTGGTGCGTTTAACGGATGAAGGCAGCAGCTAAGGCAAAAGCACTGGAGCACGCGAAGGCAGAAGATCCGCGTGAATCATGTGGTTTGCTGCTTGTCATCAAAGGGCGGGAGAGGTATTGGCCATGTAAAAACCTGGCTGAGACTAACGAGTTCTTCATCCTTGATCCAGTCGATTACGCCGCCGCTGAAGACAAGGGTGAAGTCGTAGCAGTCGTCCATAGTCATCCTGTTACGCCACCGATTCCCAGTGAAGCGGATCGGATTGCGTGTGAGAAGTCTGGCTTGCCTTGGTACATCGTCAATCCCAAGCTGGAGACGTGGGGACAGTGTGAGCCTGAGGGTTATCGCGCCCCACTGATTGGCCGCTCTTGGGTTTGGGGCGTCACCGATTGCTGGACGCTAGTGCGCGACTGGTACGGAGAGCAGGGATTGGAGCTGCCTGACTGGGAGCGTCCCACAACACCGGATGAGTTCAACGAAAACCCAATGTTTGACGGATGTTGGGAGGAGGCTGGTTTTTATGAGGTGGATATTGCTGAGATGCAGGCGGGAGATGCGATGTTGATGGCGATTGACTCCAACAAGTTGAATCACGTTGGTGTCTACATCGGAGATCAAACGGTGTTGCATCACCTGCGTGGTCGTTTGAGTAGTCGAGATTTATTGGGCGAGTGGCTCTTAAAATGCACAGGACGGGTGTTGCGGCATGGAACGAGAAGTTAAGGTCTATGGTCCGCTTGCCAAGTTTGTTGGCCAACGGCGGTTTTTAGCTGAGATCAATACCGCTGGCGAGGCAGTACGAATGCTGCTGGCCAACTTTCCAGGACTGGAGCGCCATATGGCGGACCAGCACTACAAGGTGATTGTGGATGGGTATGACTCTGATTTAGAGGAATTGAATTATCCAGCGAGTCAAACCATCAAGATCGTTCCAGTGCTTGGCGGTGCTGGTGGTGGTGGCGTTGGAAAGATCATTGCTGGAGTTGCGTTGATTGCGGCAGCAATTGTTTTTGCTCCGGCTGCAGCAGGTTTTATGGGAGCGGGTTTAGGTGCAACGGCCGGGACGTTCACCCTTGGCGCTGCTGCATCAGTCGCGATCGGGTCAATCGGTGCTTCATTGGTTCTGGGCGGTGTTTCGCAGCTGCTTAGTCCAACACCTCAGATTGGCTCTATCGGCCCAGCCTCAACAGCAGGTGGCTTTAGGCCCACAACAACAGAGGGAACTGAGATGGACCCTCAAGAGTCGTACAGCTTCAGCGGGATACAAAACACGTCCCGGATGGGGCTACCAGTACCACTGGTCTATGGCGAAACTATTGTTGGATCGGTGGTGATTTCTGCCGGCATCGACGTTGACACGATCTGACATGGCCAAGAAAGACCGTAAGCAGATCATCGGTGCTGGTGGCGGCGGAAGCAGTCAACCCGTTGTCCAGCAAACGGTTGTTGTTCAGCAGGCAGCACCACCTGCTGTTCGCACGCCAACTCGCCAAGCTGACAACCTTGCCAGCAGTGCTCATGCCACGATTCTGGACATGATTAGTGAGGGCGAGATTGAAGGGTTCCCTTCAGCTCGTGACTACACCCGTGGCACTGATAACTACAACAAGGCCCTACTCAAGGACGTATTTTTAACTGATACGCCGATTCTGCGTTCTGGAGCGGATGTCACCGACCTGAGCGACACGGATTACAACTTCAAAGGCGTTACGGTCACAACCCGCTACGGCACCAACGCCCAAACCCATATTGACGTAAAGGGTTTCGGCGACGTTGAGAATATCGTTTCGGTCAACACTGAGGTTGTCCAAGCAACGGCTGTAACGCGCCAGATCACCAACAGCAATGTGGATGCAGTGCGGGTCAGCATTGCCATCCCACGACTGGAGCGATCAACGAACGAAGGCGACATCCTTGGAACAAGCGTCAGCTTGGACATCGAAGTCCAGTACAACGGCGGTGGTTTTACCAAGGTCAAGGACGCAGACATCAGCGGTCGTACTGCCGACAAGTACGAGCGGGATTATCTGATTGCGCTTGATGGAACGTTTCCGGTTGATATTCGCGTCACCCGCGTTTCAGCGGACAGCAGCGATACAAATGTCAGCCCAACGTTTTGGTCGTCTTACACCGAGATTATCCGTAAAAAGCTGCGCTATCCCAACAGCGCGTTAGCGGCAGTCCGGTTTTCTGCTGAGCAGTTCAACAGCATTCCATCGCGGTCCTATCGGATCCGTGGCATCAAGGTCAAGATCCCAAACAACGCAACCGTTGACGCTGCCACTGGCAGGCTGACGTATAGCGGTACTTGGACTGGAACGTTTGGCGCCGCGCAGTGGACGACTTGTCCGGCGTGGATTCTGTACGACCTGCTC